CTTTAACCCAGCAGGATTAACTTGCTGGGTTTTTTGTTTTTAAATAAATCAAGTTTAAACTTTTATTGTATATTTGCTAAAACCAATACAGTAATTATGGAGAATACAGTACATGAGCAAGAGCTCACGCAAGAAGAACTTCAAGCAAGAAAAGATGAGATGCTGCAGTTCTACACAGAATCACTTCCTTATTTGGAAGCACAGTGGAAACATGAAGACTTGCTAATGAAGATTGATGAGGCTAGATTTAAAAGAGCCCAGTATCAGATTCAGTATGCAATGATGATGAATCCACCACAGGAATCAGAGTCACCAGAAGAACTGCGTGAAGAAATCCAGAAAGAGAGAAAGCTTAAAAAATCTTAATCATGGCCTTAGTAAACCAAGTACAGAAGCGTGTTAGAATGCCTAAGTGGGAGGTTGTAAAGTTTCAGATACTAACTCACTGTTATATTAACCGTATAACAGTGAGTGAATCTGACTTAAACTGTCTTACATTACTTAGCTTTAATCAGCCAATTGAGTTGACACACTTTTGTTATGATGCATCAGCTGAGGAAGATTGGATATTTAAAACTCCTCAGACTGTCCGTAACTGTATTAACAAGGCTGAGAAGAATAACTTAGTAGTAAAAGATCCAAGCAATAAGAAAGTTATAATGCTTAATCCAACACTACAAATACAGACAGAAGGAACTGTGCTACTTGATTATAAATTTCTAGGCAATGATACCCAAGAAACCGCAAGTAATAATTAAGCAAGTAGCAGAAGAGTTAGATCTTCCGGAATCTCTAGTAGATGACATAATAAGTTTCTACTATAAAGAAGTAAGAAGAAATTTATCAAGTTTAGAACATATAAAATTAAACTTACCAGGTTTAGGAAACTTTATAATGAAACAAAGAGCTGTCGGTGTTCAGATAAAAAAACATGAAGGAGCAAAAAAGTTTTACAATAAAGACACATTCAAGAATCACCATAACCTTAAGTTAGTAGAACAAAGACTTGAGAAACTAACAAATGCAAAACAAAAGATCAATACCTTTTTAGAAGAAAAGAAAAACTTTAAAGATGGCAGGGAAACTGAAGGACATATGGAAGAATAGAAAACAGATTATGGAGGGAGTTAAGAACTCTATAATCCGTGATGAGTTTGTAGAAGAAGTAGCATCAGATAGAATGAATATCTGTACTTCTTGCATCTACAAAGATGTAGATGGTGCAGATTGTCTTGTACCGGGTACACAACCCTGTTGTAAATTATGTGGATGCTCTCTTGAATTTAAGACAAGAGCATTATCTGCTAACTGCCCTGATGATAGATGGGAAGCATTAGTATCAGAAGAAGATGAAGATGAACTAGATAAGTTATGAGTATAGTATTTAATGCTGCTGATCATAGCTACAAAAGCATTGAGGCAGATGATATAAACTGGATAAGTGTTACATCACTTGTTTCTAACTTTAAAAAACCATTTGATGCTAAAGCTGTTGCTGAAAGAGTAAGTAAGAGCAAAAGATCAAAATGGTACGGTATTCCGCCAGCAAAGATTCTAGAGATATGGGATAGAGAATCTAACCGTGCTACATCTCTAGGTACTTACTATCATAACCAAAGAGAAACTGATATATGCTCTCTTGCATCTCTAGAAAGAGATGGCTTTACCATACCTGTTATAACTCCGGTGCCTGAGTTAGATGGATTAAAACAAGCACCGTCACAAAGACTTGATCCAGGAGTATATCCTGAACATATGGTGTTTTTAAAATCAGCTGGTATATGTGGCCAATCAGACCTGGTAGAAGTAGTCAATGATCAAGTATACATAATAGACTACAAGACAAACAAAGAGATAAGAACAGAATCTTATGTAAATTGGGAAGGTATATCAGAGAAACTACTCTTTCCTGTAAACAACTTAGATGACTGTCATTTTAATCACTATGCATTACAATTGAGTATTTATATGTATATTATACTCAAGCATAACCCAAAGTTAAAACCAAGCAAGATGTTTATACATCATGTACAGTTTGAAACAGAGGGTGAAGATGAGTATGGGTACCCAATTATTAAGTATACATCAGAGGGTGATCCTGTTGTAAAAGAAGTTATACCAATGGAAATACCTTACTTAAAAGATGAAGTAATATCAATTATAAACTGGTTACATGAAAACCGGGACCAAATAAAAAAGAAATGATAGCTAAACTATTTGATGTACAAAACGGTGTAGTAATTCCATCAGAGCATTGTTATACTCTGAAGGCACTAAAAGATATAATGGATAATTATCCTGATGATCACCTTAAGATCTATTTATATCTGTTCTACATGACCTGTCCTAACCCAGATTTAAACCCATTCTTCAATGTACCACACATGGACAAAGAAGATATTATACTAAATGAGATAGAAGCTACATTCTCTACAGAAGATGATGATGTAGTTACAGCACTTAGATTCTGTCAAAAAATGTATGAAACTCCTACTTCCCGTGCGTATGAGGGTATGCAGAAAGCACTGGATAGAATATCTAGATACTTAGCTACTGCGCAAATCACAGATGGTAAAGACGGTAACATAGCTCAAATTAGAGCTCTTGCTAAAGACTTTGATGGTATTAGACAATCTTTTAAGGGAGTATACAAAGATCTCCAAGAAGAACAGCAAAGCAAAGTAAGAGGTGGTCAGGGTCTAGCATATGATATGTAATGGAGGCATTCTGGGAAAACATACCAACTTGGGATAATGGTAAATGGACTACAACGTCTTTTGCTAGAAGAGATGAGTTCCGTATATTCTTACTTACTATATTCAAAGAGCCTGGTCAGTATAACTTTAATGAGGATTCTAGTAAAATCTTTAATGAGCAAGCTCAGATCTTTAAATCAACTAAGGTATATTGTGTAGCTCCGTTTAAGTCTAAGGACTTTATGAAGTACTGGGATGACCAGAAGCTTAAATGCCGGAATGGAGTATTAGTAAAGTCAGGTAAAGAAACATGGTATCTAGCCCGGGAGTATTACATGTGGCTAAACTTCTTACCTATCTTTAACAAAGAGATACAAGCATTTGGATTTGCTGATATACGGGATGCACAGTATCATATGGCTTTATATGAGCAATTAGCAGAATTACACTATAAGCATTCTGCTATTCTTAAGAAACGTCAGATTGCTTCTTCATACTACCATGCAGGTAAGCTTATTAACCAGCAATGGTTTGAAGCCGGTGTTACTCTTAAGATGGGTGCCTCACTTAAGGATTATATCAATGAGAAGGGTACATGGAAGTTCTTAAATGAATATGCAGCATTCTTAAATGAGCATACAGCATGGTACCGTCCTATGTCACCAGACAAAGTGATGATGTGGCAACAGAAGATTGAAGTAAGAAAAGGAGATAGAAAAGCTGAAGTAGGTCTCAAAGGTACAATACAAGGTATGTCATTTGAGAAGGATCCTACTAATGGTGTTGGTGGACCAGTAAAATACTTCTTTCATGAAGAAGCAGGTATTACTCCTAAGATGGATACAACCTTTGGATATATCAAGCCTGCACTTAAATCTGGTATGATTACTACCGGAATGTTTATAGCAGCAGGATCTGTGGGTGACTTAGATCAGTGTGAGCCATTAAAAGAAATGATTCTAAATCCGGAGGCTAATGATATTTATGCAGTAGATACTAATCTTATAGATAAAGATTATACTGTGGGTGTATCAGGTTTATTTATTCCTGAGCAATGGTCAATGCCGCCATATATTGATGAGCATGGTAACTCTAAAGTAGAAGAAGCACTCCAGGCTCTAGATGATTACTTTGAACAATGTAAAAAGAAGATGTCTCCAGAAGCATATCAGCTTGAGATATCACAGCATCCTAGAAATATAGAAGAAGCATTTGCTCATAGAAAAGTATCTATATTCCCACAACACTTAGTTGGAGCTCAGTTAAGAAGAATAGAAGACAAAGAATATGCTTATGAGTTTCTAGATATCCAAAGAGATGCAGAAGGCAAAGTAATAGTAAAAGAAACAAACAAGCTTCCTATATCGGAGTTTCCAGTATCTAAAAAGACTGAAGATAAAACAGGAACATTAGTAGTATGGGAAAGACCAGTTAAGGATCCTACCTTTGGTATGTATTATGCTTCTATTGACCCCGTGTCAGAGGGTAAGACAACTACCTCAGAATCACTATGTTCTATCTATGTAATGAAAGCTCCGGTTGAAGTAACCAAGGTTACTATGGGTGAGACTGAGACATATATAGAACAAGACAAAATAGTAGCAGCTTGGTGTGGTAGATTTGATGATATCAAAAAGACACATGAGAGACTAGAGATGATTATAGAGTGGTATAATGCATGGACAGTAATAGAGAATAACATCTCTTTGTTTATTCAGTATATGATCTCTAGAAAGAAACAAAGATATCTAGTACCAAGAACACAGATTATGTTCTTAAAAGATCTTGGTGCTAATGCAAATGTATTCCAGGAGTATGGTTGGAAAAACACTGGTGTATTATTCAAGCAACATCTACTAAGTTATGTTATAGAA